AAAGGGTGATCGACGTCCCCAACGGATTCGTGTACTCAAGCTTTCTCATTCAAAACACTCCTGCGTGTGCCATTTTTCGCGCCAGGGCCTCAAGCTCCCGGCGGTGTGCCAGCGGGTCCGCCGCCTTGGCAAAATGCTGATGGATTACCGTCGATCGTCCACCGAATGCCTTCGCCGTATCGTCCGCGTTCAGCACCCGGGAGCCGCCCTTGAGGTTCGCCCCCGTCGGACCCATGACCAGCTCTGGGCGCCCATCCTCGGCTAGGGCAGCCAGCCCTGCGGGCGAGCTATTCGTACCAGTCTTGAACGCCTTGATTGCACCAGCCGCAACGAACGCCGCAGCCGAGGCCGCCGTATCCGCCACAGCTAGGGGGAAGTTCAGTGTGGCATAGGCGACTGCCGCCATGGCGGCGAGCTGCTCGGCGATTCCCTGCACCACGGAAGACAAAGCGTCAAGCGCAATTTGCTTCATGTTGGTCCAGTCCACCGTCGCGCCTTTCAGGGCGTTGGCGATCTGGGCACCCAGCTCCTCGAATTCGTTCCCGGCGGCTTTAGTCATGTCCGCCGTTGACGTGGCAAACGTCGCCGACCAATCGGCGGCCTTGGCCTTGAGCCCGTCAAAGTAGGTCGTCCATCCTTTCGCGCTGTCTTTCTGCGCCTTGTCCTCGTCCTGGGCCTGCTGGACGAGCATTTTCTCTTTCAGCGCCGTGTACTGCTGCTCGTATGCCTCTTTGATCGCGGCCACCGTCGCCGCTGAGGCAATAACTTTCTTTGCGTGATCCAGTTCGGCGGCGAGCTGTGCATCAAGCGCGGCTTTCTCTGCGGCAAGAATCTGGTCGTCGTATTTCTTGGAAATGGCTGCCTGCTCTTGTGCTGTAGCTCCGCGCAGCTTCGCCAGGTCGAGCACGTTTTGCTTCTCTTCCTCAAGATTCTTGACCTTCGCGTCGAGGGCCTTTGTGGACCAATCCGTCTCGTACTTGGCGGTCTCCTCGGCGGCTTTCTGGCGATCGGCGAGTGTGGTCTTGAGTTCAGCAAGAGCAGCAACTTGATCTTCTTTAGCCTGCGCGTCAGCCCGGGCCTTCTCGTCGTTAACCGTCTTCATCATGGCCGAGTACCGGCGCTGCATATCCGCCATGAAGGAGGTATTTTGGACTTTCTTCACGAGATCGTCGTAACTAACACCCACCTGCGCAAGGAAGGCTTTTTGTGAGTCAGTCACCTGCTTCCCAGTGCGGAGCATGAACTCAACTTGATCTGTGGCAATCTTCTTTAGGTTCGTTGAGGGACCTTCCGCAATCTCTGAAATCACGTTTGCCACCGCGGTCCCGAGCCACAGGAGCATATCCCCCACAGGCTTTAAAGCCCCGAGCATCCGATTACTTGCCGCCTGGAACTTCTCTCCCATGGTCTGCGAGGCTTCCGCCGTGGATTTCACTGTCCCAGCAGAATCCTCAAGCGTAGAGCGCCATTTCTCAAGGTCCACCGCGCCGGATCGGATAGCCTTGGCCATCTCGGCGCCGCCCCGGGTACCAAAAGTCTCAAGCGCCAGGTTCAGGGCGTCCGTTGGGTTCTGAGCGGATTTTATGCTCTGGACAACGGCGTCAAACCCGGTCTTAGCGTCCACGCCCGATGCTTTGAACTTGGAAAGCGCCGTGTTCAAAGCCGCCGTGACCGCTTCAGTCCGCACGCCGCCTTTCTCGAATCCGTCTAGAAGTCCAATGGCATCCGTGAGATCCAGGCCTACGGCCTGGAATTGCGCGGCGGACTGGACTAGTGACTGCGTCAAGCCAGAGACGGACACTCCCGTGAGCTGGCCAGATTTGGCCAGCATATCCAGAATCCCGGGCAGCGCCTCGGAGTCCTGTCCCCATTTCTGCATGAGCCGGGAGGTGTCGTCCACGGCCTCTTTCACTGGGCCGCCAGTCACTTTGGAGAACTCAAGGAAATTCTTGGTTGTCTCGTCAAGCTCTGTGCCAGTCAGGCCGAACCGGACGTTCACCGCGCCGATTGCCGTGGCAATGTCGTTCAACTTCTCATCTGCGCCAGAAGCTGTCACGTCCACCAAGGATTGATTAAGGCTCTTGAGATTGTCGCCCGTGGCGCCCGTAGCCCGGGCGATAGTCGAACTTGCTTCGTCGAATTGAACCCCAACCTCAGTAAGTTCCGCAGCAAGGGCAGCAAGAGCCACAGTCAGGCCCAGCGGGCCAGTAAGAGCTTTCGACAAACCCTCAAGAGAAATTCCAAACTCGTCGGTCACTTTCCCGAGTTTCTCGATGTTCTCCCGAGCGTCCGCCGTCTCGGCTGTGATTTTGACTTTGTGCTCTTTCGTATCACCCATATGCCCTCTTGAACGCGGAGAACCCGCTCCTGAAATCTTGCTTTTTTGGCGGCTCTCCGGGAACCGATCCAAAAATCTGCGCAAGGAAAATCGCCTTTTGACGTTCAGCGTCTTTCCATGCCAGGATCATTTCCGCCACCTGAAGGGGAGTGAACTCCCACCAGAATTCGCCGTCTGATAAACCTAGGTACCCGCGGGCCATTGTGTAAAAGTAGGCCCACGGGACGGTATCGTCGCCTAGGTTTGCTCGGAAGGGTTTACGACTGCCTTCGTCTGCTCCCCGACCACTGCCTTTATGATCTGGCCCGTCACCTCGCGCATATTGAAGACGCCGAGCCACTGCTCGACATCCTCCGGTTTCAGTTCCGGGTCCTCATGCATGAGACCGGCGAAAACCAAGTCCCGGAAAGCATCCAACAAGTCGGGCGTCAAGTCCAGAGAGCCCCCCTGTGAGGGAGTCAGTTTCGCCAGGGCCTGGCTCATGGACCCGTGCCGCTCCCCGACGTAGCGGTAGGCCGCATTCGGGAAAAAGAAGTTGCGCTCTTTGTCCAGGGTAATGGGAACTTGATAGCGCTCTTTTAGACTCACGTTAGAAACCTCCTAGAAAAAGGCGGGGGATTAAGCATCGTTCCCCCGCCGGAAATCGTTAAGACCAGGCCAGCGTTTTGGTAGTCAACGCCGGGTGTACACCTGCCGTGTCGGCGACGGTCGTGAGGACCGCCACGCCGATGGTCTCGGCAGAGAACGCCACCGTGGGAGTGAACGTCGCGACAACCGTTGTTCCCGCGCTTCCGACTACCCAGGTACCCGCGCGCTCGCTCGTCGCATCCGTAATGACGACCGTAGCCGCATTGATCGTGGCTGCATTCATGCTGAACGAAGAGCCGGAGCCTTTGGAGAAGGTGACCGTAATGTTGCCGCTCGACTTGGCGATCACCGCAGACAGCGCCGTCAGATCGGTGGCCGGGAGAGCCACGGACGAGAAAAAGCCGGACAGGAAGCTACTTGCCACGTTCGTGTCGTCGGTTCTCACGGAAATAAAGTAGTTTCCCGTGGAGAGGAGCTTGACGGGGCGACCCATAAGCTTCGTGTCCTGAAACTCGATGGTAGCTCCTTTGGTCTTGTGGTCGTACGAGGGCTTACCGAATTGGCATTTGTAAATCCACGTGTATTCGTAGACCGGAGAGCCCGAATACGTGCCGTCCATGAGAGTCTTGAATCCCAAGGCGATCCACACCGGAACGTCCGCGGTATTCCCGACGAGCTGGCCGCTGGAGTATGTGTACCCCAAAATCCGGGCTTGATGGTCGGGCGTAGCCCCGGCCAGGTCTAGGGTGATTTTCATGTCGCCGGTCGTGGTCCCGACGTGCGCCGGGCCATCGTCGGCATACTTGGTCACCTGGCTCGCAGCCTGATCGAAATTGATCTCCACCGATTCGGGAAGAGAGTAGATCGTGCCCCAGGTCGGGGTCCCGCCGCTCACGTCCGTGCCGTCCGTGAGGACAGCGTAAACAATGTCTCTTGCGCCAATGTATGCGCGGTTGGTCATGCTCATTTCAAACTCCTTGTCAAAGTATGTCCAGCGCCGTCATACGGCGCGTGTACTGCAAATGCTTGTGCCGGATGTCCTGTTCAGGGTCCGGGACATCCGATGAAAAGCCCCGAGTAAACAAGAGGCTGTTCATGAGTGTGTCCAGGGCCGCAGCAATCGGCGTGGTGCTCGGCGTCGTATCCGATAGCCGAATCCAAATGTCAAAGTCGTACGTCAGGTCCGCCACCGCTTCCTTGTCGTCCCGGAAAATCGTCGCCACGTCATTGGCTTCGCTATAGGTCAGAATCGGGAGCTGTTTAAACTCGTACGGGTACTGCTCTAGAATCCTCCCGCTGCTCCCTAGAGCTTCCTGTAGGCCTGCGTCCCCTGAGAGCTGCGTGTACAACCAAGTCTTGACGTCGATCAAGAAAAATCCTCCAGGGCCGCGTCGATCTCCGCCGAAGACTCATCGAGTGCCGGAAAAAGGTACGGGTACGGTGCAGATTTCGACGTTCCAAACTCAACCGCCGCCGCGTACTCCACGTTTGTCCCCACATACCCGGCAATCTCTCCGGTGGTCTTCTCAACCCGGTGCGTAATCGAGGCCCGGAGCCGTCCGGTATCCACGTGCGGAGGGCCGCCCCCGGGATTCCCCCAGATTTCCTTGCCCTTCGGGCGCCGACCGAGAAACTTGAGCTTCGCGGCGCGCTCGACCACCAGGCAAGCTTTTTCAACGTTGCGCCTGGACTTCGTGTCAATCTCGTCACCCAGGTCCGCAAACTCTTGCTTCATGGAGGCAATCTCCGCTTTGAATTCCTCACTCATTCCCACGTCAAAGCCCCTGCGTCGGCACAAGCACCGCGACCGTGTGATGCGGCCACTGGTTTATCGCCAAAATCTCAAAATACTGACCATTGAACAGCGCCCGGTCCAATGCCACAATGTCCGTGTCCGGCCTGATGCGTAGAACCCGCGTGTCCTGGCGCTCACTAGTGACACCCCAGATTTTCGCCTGGAGTTCGTTCAACCGGTAAGGCTGAATGTTTCCCATGACCGTTTTCAGATAAGCATAGGTCGAAACCCGTTGCCCCTGGCCTCCCGTCGTGACCGTTCGGCTGTAAATGTCCACAGAATCGCGGCGGTTCACAAAATCACCGGCCTGACGAACCGCTTAAGGTCCGCCGCGTGCTGGCGAATCAACGCCTGCATGGACCCGTCTGACGCCCAAGTCGTGGACTCCTGACCTTCGCTCGTACTGTCAGCTCCGATAGACTCACCAATCACGCGCAAGTACCTCTGAAAAACAATCTGCTCAACCACGTCGGAGACCTCAAGCGGCAGAGAGTCCGGATTCCCCGCGACATACATCCCGGCATTCTGCGGCAAGTACCAACCAGCTTCGTAGACCACCTCGTAATTCCGTGTCGTCGCCACCGGATCATTCCCGACGCCGTGCACTAGCACTGTGCCGGGCCAAGCAAACTCCGAGAAAATCATTCCGGCAGTCAGGTCGTTGTCAAAGAGCTGGTAATCCGTGTCCTGCACCAAAAGCGTCCCATCCCGGGCGATAGACGTTACCGTCCAGATCGGCGCCTGCCGTAAAAGCAGGTACTGACGAGGGGTAGGTGAATACCACTCGTCGTACATCTGCCTCAAGAAAATCCGATTGCAATGGGCGCTTACAGCGGCGCTGACCCTGTTCACCAGGGATTCAAAAAGAGTGTCGTAGCTACTCGACGTCACCCCGGCGGCAGCCTTTGCCAGGTCCACCGTAGTCAGTGCGTAAGCCGTAAGCGCCATGCAATCCCTACTTTACGGAAGCACCGCGACGTTGTTCGTCGGTTCGATGTCCCCGTCGCCCAGCATGATCTGAGAAGACCAAAAGACCTTGGGACTCGTCCCGTTAGTGAACGTGGGGGTCGCCCGTACCTCGAGGTACTGTTTCGCACCATTCAGATTCACCGGGTAGGTCTTCCGCACTCCCGCCGTGGACAAGTCCAGCGCAGTTTCAAACGTGGCGAACACCGCGTAGGTACCGCCGGACGTGTCGCAGTGCAGGAGGTAAACGGCGACGGTGATCGCGTCCGGGGTTCCTGTCACGGCTCCCGACTGAATAGTCACGTTGCCGGCCCGGTAGCCGGTCCGATCCACATACCCGGAATCCACTGCCGAGGACCCGGAAAGCTGCTGAGGATCGTGGCCGCCGACAGCCTTGACCTGCTGAAGAATGTTGTTCTGCATAATTTTTCTCCTTGTGCCAGCTAAAAATTAGCTGGAGGCAAACTTGTAAGTTCCCTTGACGAAAGCCGCAGGATGCCGAAGCTGGAAATCGTGCTCGGCGAGAATCTGTGTCACCGTCAGGTCCTGTTCGAACGTGTTCACAGCTGTGCTGTTGACCGTAACCGTCGCTTCCTGGCTGACCCGAATGGATGGGGCAAGCTGCTCTCCCCACGCGAACTCCGAAAAGTCGGCCAGGAAGATGTCGCCATACCGAAGGCCGGGCGTCGCGTTGTTCGTGAATCCCACTTGAGTACTGGTGAAGAACGGAATACCGAACAGCGTTTTGTCACGGGTCATTTCGTCGCGGAAGGCGAACATCGAATTGAACGTGAGGTTCATGATGTAGTTCTTCATCATGGGGTGCATGATCCACGCATTGTTCAGACCCAAGACGTTCGCGGTCTCCAGGAGCGCCACCAAGTCCCCGGGCTGCGTCACGGGGAAAGCCGTCGAAGAAGACCCGGCGGTTTGAATCCCGGGGAAGTTTGCGATTCCCCTGGGCACGTATTCCGTGCCGGTTCCGTAGAGCTGCGTGTAGTCCACTTTCAGTGCGAATTGACGCTGGAGATCCGTGACGAAAATCTGATCCGCATTGAAAGAACTGCTCCGCAGGAGCGAGTTGCTCATAACGATGAACCCGTTGATTTTCTTGGCGGACAGCTTGATCCGGCCAAGAACTTGATTCGTAGGGGTACCTTTCGACGTCTCACCGGAGTAGGCAACGGTCGCGCCCGTGTCCACACGGGGCAGCTCCAGGTTCCCGTTCTCCATGGGGTATTTGCGAACGCCCACCTTGTCCATAACGGTATGAGCATAAAGCAGCTCGATAACCTCGGGACCCATAACGGCGGGAATCAGGAATTCCCCGGCGGTCGGCGTGGTGCCGTCCATGATGTTCGCCTTGGTCATAACGTCCAGGTAGCCCTTGACTTCGGGGTCGTTGTCCACGATCTTCCGAGCCAAAGCCAGGGTATCAAGTCCCCGCTGGCGCAGAGACGGGCTCTCAGACAATGCCTTCATGCGCATCATTTTCCCGAAGATCAAGCTCACAGGCCGTTCTTTTTTCCCGCGCTTGAACTCGTCTTCCCGCGCCTTCATGAAGATGTCCGCATATTTGCGCTCAACTTCAGCCTGCGCCGCCGGAATGCCCTTTGCCAGGGACTCCCCGATTTGTTTCGAAACCCGCTCGTCGAGAGCCTTGAGCTTGTCCTCAATGCGCCCATCAACGAACTTTTCAAGATCAGTAGTGGTAGCCATAATTGTCTCCTTGTCTGTTAACGTAAAAGCTCAGCAACTTGCGAGATCGTCAGTTTCGCAAGGTCTTTCTTATCAATATTCTCGTCCTCATCGGTCACTTCCGTATCCCCGCCCGCCATGAAGTCCTTCAGGGAGTCCATAACGTCAGACATCGATTTGTGCACGTCGGTGAGGGATTTGTGAATTGCCGCGAGGGAATCCTTGGACGCCTGCGAGAGCCTGGCGCCTGCCTTCGGGACTCCGAAGAACTCCGGGAAGATTGCCTTAAGCTCAACTTCCTCGTACTTTTTGAACTCCGGAACGTCCTTGTCGAATTCTTTGTAGTGCTTCGCCAGGTGATTATACACCCCCTCGCGGTCGGCTTCGGGAATCGCCGCTCCGCCCCGGGCGCCAAGAAGCGCCGCCATAGCCGCCGACACACCGCGCCAAACGGTCTTGTACCCGTCGTCCGCCGTCAGGTGGTGCGGGAGCTTGTACGAAGTCTTCACGTCCTCCGCATCAGAATCAACCCACGCGCAGATTTTCTTAAGGTCGTCGGTCGAGGAATCCTTGACCACCTGGCCGGCGTCCCAGCTCGTGCCTTCGTCAGCCAGCGGGTACTTTTTGTAGGGCAGCACACCCTTTTCCGTATTCAACATTTTTCTTGCCTCCAAAAGGTCAAGGAATTTCGGATCAAAAGCCTTCGCCGTGCGCGCCGCCGCCAGGGCATTCGGATTGCATGGCACCGGCACCGCAGAGACTTCCAAGAGACTTTGCTTGATGAACTTGTTTCCCCACATCCATTCCGGTTGATCGGGATTTTCCATCTTGGTATACTCGGTCGGCGTGAAGCCCACAGAAACCGCGTTCAGCAGGCCGATCTTGTAAGCGTTGTAAGTGAAGTCCACGTTCTTTGCCGCCTCGGCAGCCATTTCAGGATTCGTGGACATTTCCTCAATGGTCGGGAAATAAACATCAAGCCACGCTTGCTTCTTCGGAGAGTCAATTCCCCAGGCCTTGCCAACACCGAGCGGGAAAGAGCTGTAGTCGTGGAATCCTAGGAATACGGCGTTCTTCGCGTAGTCCGTAAAATCCCAGCCGTCGGCCATGATCACGTCCCCAACCCGGTCAACCGTTTCATCAGAAATAATGAAACGGATCGTCCGATCCCCCACAGGGGTGCCTTTCGCGACGACTTCCTTCTTGAGAAGCTCTTTGTTACTCATGCCTTGCCCCCATGGCCTGTGCCATTCCCGTTACCGGTCAGTTTCGTCAAGAGCGCCACCACGATCTCGACTTTTGCACCGATCTCCTTGATACCGCTCTTGAGGTCCGCGCTGATCTCCTGGAACTCGTCGTGCTCGCGTTCGTTTTTGTCACTTATTTCTCGGACCTTCTGACCGAGCGCGTCCACGTCCCGTTTGACCTGCTCAAACCGCTGGAAAATGCGTCCAGCGGCGTAGGCCACCGCGAGCAAAGTTCCCAGAGCCAAAAGAACACCGGCCCACGAGGCCATGTCTGTTACACTAATCATCGCTGTTCCCCTCGTCAAGCACTGGTAAAACGGTGCACCGGCAGTTGCTTGACACTATGCCGTTGGACAGTATATAGTGATCAACGGTCTGGAGGTCGTATACAAAATCAGAAAACTCATATTCCCGAATTTTGATAATCTCGTCGAACGCTACCTGTCCGGCACTAGCCTCAATCAACTTTCCAAAGAAACCGGAATCGTCAGAATCACGCTCATGCGCCACTTTATGCGCGAAGGTATTCCACTGCGCGGGTCTTCCGACGCCGAGCGCCTTAAGTGGGCCGAAATCAAGAAGAGTCCCGAGAGAGTCGCTGCTCAAGTCAGAGCGGCTCACGACGCCGTCAGAGGAAAGAAGAGAAGTCACGAGGAGCTGGTCAAACGTGCCCTCCTTGCTTACTCCAAGAAGACCAGAACCGGTCTTTACGAACTCGACGTGCTCACCTTGCTCTCGGAGAGACAAGAACTTGTCGTGGAGTGGCAGTACCCCCTTGAAAAGTATAGTCTCGATCTCGCCATTCCCGCGCTCTCCGTCGCCGTGGAAATACAGAGGCACAACTTTCGCAGTAAAGGCTCTTCCCTCCGTCCGGAGAGACTCGAAAACATCGCTAATCATGGGTGGAATATTCTGGCGGTCTGCATCAAGCAAAGAACTATCCCCGACATCCCCGGAGTAGCTCACGGCATACTGTCCTTCCTGGAGTTCTGCCGCCGGAACCCATCCATCCGAGGTCAGTATGGGGTGATTGACGGTCACGGTCAAAGACTTGCCGCTCCTCGTTTTGATCTCCCGAACATTCCCCGAATAGAAGAATTTTGATCCAGCAACAAAGACACCCTCGACACGAGTGGAAGGAACGAAGCAGTTACAAACCTCGTCGGGTCCTGCACCTTTGGAACTGTCGCCAGGAAAATCCATCTCGGAGTCCCCGACCTTGAAAGACTCGTCGATCCCGACCGGCCCCGCATCCTGGGCGTCAAGATGCGTCTGCCGCGTGGCGGAGTCGTCCGTCGCCAGCCATTCTTTTTGCTTCACGCCCGCTTGCTTGTACGTTGCCGTTTGCCCGTAATTTACCGAAGCAATAGACTCAGTCCGGGCAATCAAATCGGCGCGCGCATCCGTCAGCTCACCGAACACGTCCTTGAGGCCCTGCGCCAGGTCTTCGTTCGACAGACCTGCCGTGATTCCTTCGGAAAGAGAATCTGAGAGCTGCTCTTTAGTCGTGTCGTTGATTTGCCCGGCGTGTGCGAGTCCTTGCTCGTCGATCCACTGAACGTGTGCCGGTTGGTAGAGTTTGAAGTCAAGACCGCCGCCAAGAAGGTCCGATGCATGGTCGAACCCGGCTTTCATGGACGACGCCCAGGCAGGCGCCAGTGCATCGCGGACAGCCGCATCCGCTTGATCACCATATGTCGCCTTGAGAGCGGCGTCGAGCGCCGACTCCGGGTCCCAACCGTCCTTGATCCGGGCGTTGAAGGTCCGGGTGACCTTCGCCTCTTGCTTCGTAGCGAAGAGCTTCACGCCGGAATGGAAAAGAGGCTCCTGAGAAACCGCGGTCTCGTCAACCGCTTTCTGAATCGCTTTGCGGTACTCCTGGCTAAGAATCTTCCGGGCGTCGTTCATGGTCAGGCTTTTCAACAGCCCCTTGCCGTCCTGCTGGTTTTGGCCACTGTCTTGCGTGTCGTCGTCCGCCCCTTCCGGGAATTGCTCCGCCAAAGGCGCCGTTCCACTACCACCGGACCCGCTCGCAGGCTTGACGGGCTGCCTTTGTCCCACGGGCAAAATGAGTGTCGAGAAGGCCACACGGCGCGTGTTGCCGTCGGGCTGCTCTTTGTAGCCGTTGACCTTGCGCCATTCGTTCTCCGTCAGAAGCCCGAGTTGGACACCCTGCGAGCTTTTCGCTAGGTCAAACTCGTCGTCCTCCGGCACCACGGAATCGAACTTCATGGCCTGGACGCCTTTCTGGCCTCCCACAAAATCCGGCAAGATTTGCTTGTCGAAGATGTTCTCCCACCGCTGGAGCCGCCGGGTGATCGTGCCTTTGCTCCAAATGTAGTCCGCCGCGTCAATCGTCGAGCGGTTGGAAGACTCGTTAATCCCGGACAGCTCCGGGGGAAGGTTGAAAAACTGGTTCGAAAAATCGCGAAGCAGTCGCCTGGACTCGTTAAAGTCCATCTCCCGGTTTGAGTCGTTCAGCTTCTCGATTTCCATTTTGTCAGACGTGAAAAATGGATCACGGCTGCGCATCGATCCGGTCGCGTGGCGGCGCCAGGCCTCTTTAGCCAGGCGTACGCTCACCTCGTCGCCGCCCTCAAGGTAAGCGATGAAAGGCGTGATCCCATCGTTGTAAAACTGCCGGGCCTGGAACTCCGCTGCTGACTTGTCGGCGGAAATCTCATGCCTGATGGCCTGCGCCCGGCCCACGCCGCGCCCGTATGGGTCCACCACGTTCGGCTCCTTGAACCAGACCACGTCAGCTTGCGGAATCTCAAGAAGAGTTCCGGCAGCGGCACCAAACGGATTGACGAGAAAGAACGGGTAGCTAATCGTTGGCGTCCGCTGAACCCAGTGCGGCGCGATAATGTAAAATTCCGTCGGGTAGCCTTTCTGATAGCCGCCCAGCCACCCGTCTTTCAGCCAAAAACCATTCCCGACCTCGGCAAGGTAAACCTCGGTCAGGTACCGGAGCGTAAACCCGTCCATTTCCGGGTTTCGCGGCATGGGGTCCTCAAGAATGTTGTAAAGGGGATGATCAACGATAGGCTTTGCGCTGTCTGCGTCTTTCCGCAGGTCGGCGCGCAAGAAAATCTTGAATTCAGCGTTGGCTACGTCCATTGCCTGGCGGTGAAGCGCGGCAAGCCGGGGTGAAGACTGGAAAAGGTTCAGCCAGTCCAGCGTCGTGATGTCCGGAGGCCGCGCCCATTTGGCCGCGATGGTCCCCGCAGTGGCTTGCGTACTTTTTTTCTGCTGGCTATTCGCTTTGTTGCCCCACCACAGGAATCCCATGGGGCGGATTATACCACATTTTCATGAATTCGTCAAGAAATAAAAAACCACCCTGTGATCGGCAGGGTGGAAAAGGAGGGATAGAAGAGATTCCCAAAGAAGCGTCCGAAGCAATCATAGACCCGTAGTCGAAAACTGTCAAGCAAAAGCCCACGTTTTTCGCAAAGATTTCTCGACGATCCCGGTAAGCATATCCGGGGCATCGTCGTGAATCCACCGGCCTGTCGCGGGTAGCTCCGTTACCGCGCGATGAAACTCTGGCCAGCGCTGCGCCCAATCGTGCGGCATGACAATTTGGTTGTTGACCTGGGTAGCCTGGCTGCGTATCCGCGCTTCTTTGTTTGCCGTCTGAGCGAAGGTAGCAAGCAGGCAATCGTGATAATCGAGCCGCAAAAGTTCGTTTTTGACCGCCCGGGCGAATCCCTCACCGCCGTTGTTGCTTTCGATGTGGTTCTTCCTGACACGCCAAAAAGCAAGCCGCCGTGCCCACTCCGGCTCTGTGTAGCTCATCGGTCGATCTGTATACAAAACGTCCAAAAGATATGCACGTCGCTCGAATACCCCATAGATTCCCCCGGAAAAGTAATCGCTTCCCTTGTCCGCAGTGTCCGTAAAAGCGTGAACTGCGATAAACTTAGGCGGTGAGTCCGGGTAAAACACATCGAACGGCCCATAAAGCAAGCCCTCTAAGTCAATCGGCGACTGCTGATAGTTGGCCTGCACGATAAAATTGCTCGTCTTGCTCCGAATGTCCATGAATCGCTCCTTGCTCAAAACACTGGCGTCAAGCATCCCATCGTCGTCTTCCGCCGGGAAGCTCAAAACGTGCCACTTCTCGCGCTCTTTCTCAAGTAATCGCCCAGTCAAGTCCCGTTTATTCCACCGAGTCATGAGCACGATTTGCCGGGCCGGTTCCTCAAGCCTGGAGAGCGCGGTATCGGTGTACCACGACCAAAGCTCCTCAAGAATGCGCTCGTTATGTGCCTCGACAGCCGACTTGACCAGATCGTCAATCAAGAGGTAGTGAACGCCCTTGCCGGTGAACGTGCCGCGCGGTGACGTCGCCAGAAACGAAAACGGCGCATCCTCAAGCGCCCATTTTGAGACGCTGGAATCACCGCGTTTGATTCGCAAGTCAGGAAACACCTCATTCGTCGTAATCCGATTCTCCGCCCGGAAATCTTCCTGAATGCCATCCCGAACGTGTCGAGCGAAGTCCGTGGAAAGCTCTTCGTTGTACGAAGCGGCGGCAATCGCCGTCCGGGGCGCATCACCAAGGACCCATTGGCAAAAAAGCTCCAGGGTGAGGCTTTTCCCGTGCCGGGGCGGCATATTGATCACAACGCCCCGGTACTCCGCCCCTTCGGGGGAGCGCAAGCGCCCACGGTGAAAATCATCAAGTGCCCTACAAACAACGTAGAGGTGCTTCTTTTCCGGTCTGTAGAATGTCGGGTGCTTGGCGACACAAAAGGTATAGAAGTCGATTTTAGCACGTGCTATGAAGCTTTGCCGGGCTTTTTCGATTTCATTCAGTGGTAGAGGTGCCGTCAGGGTTGACAACTTGTGCTTCTCCGTTCACCGTCTCGTATTGCTTGACGCCGCCCCGGGCCAGGAACTTGCCAAAAAGAATGGCGTCCTCCGGGTCCATGGCCTCCGGCTGCACCAGCCGCTCCGGGTTCTGTCCACTGCCATCCGAAACAACGAGCCGCTGCAAAGGCTTGCCGTAAACCTCGTCCGAAAACCGCTCAATAGCCTTGAGCTGCGTCTCCGGCTTGATCCCTGGGCCGCCCTTGGCGATGCGCAGCAGTTCCTTGTCCATGGCCGCGCATTCCTTCGTCAAACGCGCCATATGCGAGTAGTACCGCGAGTAGAGGGAGGGCAGGTCTTCTTTCTCCGCAGGTCGCCAGCCCGGTGGCCCCATGTCCTCCGGGCGAGCCATTTTCGCCGACCGTTTTGCCCAGTCCTCGTAAGTCATGGGCGGCGGCACGTCAGGGTCTCTCATACCGCCCATTTTACTACAAAAACGTCAGAAAAGCAAGAATGTTACCCTGTGGAAAGTTATCCACAACTTTTCCACAAGTCTAAATCCTTACAGTACAAGTACTTACAAAAATGTAAAGTCAACTTTACACAAAAATGAGTAACAAGAGTAACAAAACAATTCCAGGCCTGAAAACAATTTAACTATCTTGTTACCTTTGTTACTCTTAATTTGAATACAAAATGGGTAAGGAAAAATTACGCACAGCGCACACATACGCGCACATATATAAAGAAATGAAAAGTAGGGTAACACGGGTAACATCGGTTAATTCCTTACCTCTAACGGAATTATTGCGTCGGAAAAAGGTAACACACGAGTAACAGGAGTAACATTTTCCCTTA